CTGCACATCGCTCTCAGCCACGTCTCGACGGTCATCGACACGACCGTGCGCCTGCACATGGACGCCGACCTCGAGTCGAACATCATCGGCCTCAGCGGCACCTCGGCGACGATCGTCGGCATCACCCCGCAGCAGGGCAGCTCGCCGACTGCCACGGCCGGCACCAAGGTGCAGTACGTCGCCTTCCACCCAGACCCGATCGACCTGGCCGGCATGCGGAAGCTGATCTTCGGCATCGTGATCGGCACCGGCGTTGGCACCGACGACTTCATCGGCACCGCGCACCTGGTCTACACGCTGTCGGTTCCGCAGAGCGAAATCCCCGAGATCGGCGACGTGTTCCCGCTGGGCGAGTTCAACCCGGAAGGCTGTGCCAGCACGGCCGCCGGCCTCGGAGATCCCGGCGTGCTGGTGCTGACCAACGGCAGCACGGTGCCGCAGAAGTTCAACCCGGAGGCCGGCACCATCGAAGACGCCGGCATCCCGGCGCCGTTCTGTGACGAACCGCTGCCGAGCACGCAGGTGGATGACACGGCAGCTTCGCCGGTCGGCGGCCTGCAGCCCGACGCGATCTACCGCTACCGCTACACCTTCCGCAACTGCTGCACGAACAAGGAGAGCGATCCCAACGACGCGGACATCGTGGTGGACACCGCGGGCGCGAACCCCGCCGCCAAGGTGACGCTCAACTTCACCAGCGTGCGCATCCCAGGCGACCCGCAAATCTGCGAGATCTGCATCTACCGCACCGAGGCCGACGGGGTCTTCCCGATCATGGCGAAGGTCGGCTGCTTCGATCCGGAGACCACGAGCACGTTCGTGGATGACCTCGCCGACAGCCAGCTCGACTTCACCACCGACGAGCTCAGCACGCTCAACGCACCGATGCCATGCGTGCCGATCGTGGTCGAGTTCCGCAATCGCCTGTTCGGCATGGGCGATATCCCGGATCAGACGCCCGCGGGCACCGTGTCAGCCGTCAACGGCAGCGACATCGTGACCGGCGACGAGGACGTCGTGTGGTCCCGGTGCATGGAGGGCAAGTACATCCAGATCGCCGGTTGCTGCCGTCCGTTCGAGATCCAGTGCGTGATGCCGCCGGAGGAGGGCCTGTCGCCGCCGCTCGCCAGGCTGAAGCTGGTCGAGCCCTACGACTGCGAAAACACGACCGCGGCCGCCTACACCATCTGCGGGCGCCCGAACCGCCTCTACTTCTCGGAGCCGTTCGAGGCCGAGTACTGGCCGGCGATCAACTTCATCGACGTCGAAGTGGGCGACGGCGATCGCCTGATGGGCGCGGTGTCCAACTTCGACAGCCTAGTCATCTGCAAGCGCCGGAAGACCTACGTGCTGCGGTTCAACGAGAACCCGCTGCTCGAGGTGGTCTGCCCGACGCGGATCAGCAGCGACATCGGCTGCATCGCGCCGAGGTCCTACGCGCAGGTCGCCAGCGGCAGCGTTTGGCTCGCGGATCGCGGCCTCGCACTGTTCGACGGCCGCTCGGTCGAGATGCTGCCCGAGTCGGTGATGTTCGACTCGCTCTTCACCGACCCGAACAACCCGAACTACGTGCGTCGCGACACGCTCGGCCGAGTGATCGGCGCAGTCGGTTGCTTCTACCCGAAGCGCCAGCAGTACCTGTTGCTGCTCCCCACCGTGCAGACGGTGCGCGGCGCCAACCTGATGATGGTGTGGGACACCCAGCTCCGCAACATCACGGTCTACACGTTCTGCCAGGAGTTCCTGTCGATGACCGTCGGCAAGGACTCCGATGGCAACGAGCGCGTGGAGATCGGCGATGCCAACGGCTTCGTCTGGTACTTCGACATCGGCGACAGCGACGGCGTGGGCTCGCCCGGCGCCACCGGCACCGTCGCCGGCAGCATCACCGCAGCCGGCATCGACCTGACGCTCGGCGCGAGCTACATCGAAGACTCGACCGCTTCCTTCCTCGAAGGCGGACTGCCAGGGCTCGCCGGCCTCTCCGGCGTGCCGGGCCTGTCTGGCGCCTTCGATGGCACCGATCTTGGCCTGGCCGCCGCCTGTGTCTTTTTCCGACGACGGGATGCAAGCGTTGACGATCCATGGGACCGACGGGTGGTGTACGCAGCCACGGCGACCAGGCTTTTTGTCACCCCCGCCTTCACCAACGACGCGCCGACCGACGAGTTCGACTACATGATCGGACCGATCGACTTCCTCGCGAAGTTCAAGCCGACCAACTTCGGCGACGACGACGTGTTGAAGCGCAACTGGCGGCAGGCGCTCGTGCACGAGGTGGAGCAGGTCAGCTCGATCGTGCGCGTGCAGCTGATCCCGGACTTCCAATCCTCGGATGAGGAGGAGCCGGAGGTCGTCGATCCCGCCGGCGACACGGGCCAGGGTCACACGTTCGACCTGAGCTACCCGAAGGGGCGCCAGGTGCGCGCCGTCGGCCGCAACCTCTACAACTTCGAGCAGGTGGTGCTGTCCAACTTCGCGCCTGAGCAGCCGATTCGAATCCTCAACCACCTGCTGATGGTGGACCCGCACACGAGCAAGTAGATGGCGTTCCTTCCGGAGATCTGCAACTTGCGGCCGTTCCTGGCCCAGGTCGTGCCCTCGCGGGCCACGCCGGAACAGGCCGCCTCGGCGATGCAACTGTTCATCCAGCAACTCGAGCTGTGGTTGCGGCAACTCAAGGAAGCCGTCTGCGCGGATCTGCAGGCCTGCTGCAACGGCTCTCCCGGTGGCGTGACCAAGTTCACCGAGCTCTCGGACGTGCCGGCCAGCTACGTCGGTGCCGCCGGCGACATCGTGCGGGTGAACGCCACCGAGACCGGCCTCGAGTTCTTCACGTTGGCGCTGGTCACCGCCTTCCTGCAGCTCTCCGACGTGCCACACAGCTACGCGGGCGCGGGCAGCAAGTTCGTGCGTGTCAACGTCGCCGAGAACGCGCTCGAGTTCTTCGCGCTGTCGCTGGTGACCGCCTTCATCCAGCTGTCCGACGTGCCGGCCAGCTACACAGGCGCATCGCACAAGGCGCTCCGCGTCAACGTCGGCGAGACCGCGGTCGAGTTCTTCACTCAGCTCTTCACGCTGCTCGGCGACGTGCCCAGCAGCTACACGGGCCAGGCACTCAAGGCCCTGCGCGTCAACGCCGGAGAGACCGCGGTCGAGTTCTTCTCGCAACTCTTCACCCTGCTCGGCGATGTCCCGAACAGCTATTCGGGCCAGGCGGGGACCTTCGTCGTGGTCAACACGACCGAGACCGGTCTCGAGTTCACCAACGGATCCGGGCCGCAATCACCAACAGCGATCCAGCTCGGCCTAGTTCGATCGTTGATCCTGCCAGGCACCGGCACTTCTTTCGTCATCGGACCAACCCAATCGAACGACGGCGCTGGCGGCATCACGACGCCTGCGCTCGTCTCCACAACGCTCCTGGACAGCATTTGGCGAACACGTTTCCAATCGGCCGGCGGAGCCGGAAACGAGGCGTCTGTCCGTGTTCCGCAACTGTTGGTGACCCGAGGCAGCGCCGCTGGCGCCGGCGGGTTCCGGTTCTCGGCGCGGTGGGCGACATCGCTGGGCCCGGTCGCACAGCAACGGTCGTTTGTTGGCCTCGTCGGTGTCACAACCGCGCTCGCCAACGCCAACCCAACGACGTTTACCGACATCTTTGGCGTCGGTTACAACTCCACCGACACGCAACTCTCGTTCATCTACAACGACGGCAGCGGGACGGCTACGAAGGATGCCATCAACGGCGGTGTCGGCTTCCCGGTAGACGCGACCACGGTCTACGAGCTGGTGTTCTCCTGCTCGCCCGACAACACCGTGATCGACTACATCATCCGCAATCTGTCGACCGGAACCTCCGAAGCCGGCCAGAAGACCACGAACCTCCCAACGAACACCGTCGGTCTCGCTCCACAAATGTGGGTGAACAACGGCACTACCGCCTCAGCCGTCAGAATCGACATGGTCTACATGAAGGTGGAGCTGTACGGGTGACACCATGACCGCAATGCCCCCTCCTCAACAGACACGCCAGATCCAAGGCCAAGGGCCCGCGGCCAACCCGCTGCCGCCGACCGGGGTCCAACAGCAGGCGGCGTCGATCCAGCAACAGAGGTCAGCGCAACTCGGCGCGGGCGGGCCAGCGGCCAACCCTGCACAGGGAGCATCGCAGGCCGGCCTGCAGCCGCCGAGCCCCGGGTTCGGTGCCACGTCGTTGACGCAGCTCGGGCGGAAGCTGTCCTCGAGCTACGGGCTCTCGCTCGGCCGAGAAGACCTGGTGGACGCCCAGGGCAACTTCCTGCAGACCCCCGACCAGGTGGCCGCGGCGAGCGGCGGACGCGAGACGAAGGGCAGCGCCGCGGCGAAGTTCAACCTGATCGCCGATGCGATCCAGCGCCAGCAGCAGCAGCAGCAGATGCACAAGTCGGAGTCGGCGCTGCAGGCCGGTCTCGGACTCGTGCAGTCCCGCGGCCGCGGATCGCTGGCGGCAATGCAGTCCGGCTTCTATCAGGGGCTCTCGAACCTGTACCAGAGCCAGCAGTACCAAGCCGCCGACTTCTCCTACTTCATCCAGGCCGAACAGATGGACCGTGCGCAGGACCTCCTCAACAAGCAGTTGAAGGCACAGAAGCGCGGCGGCATCGGCGGCGCGATCGGCGGCATCGCCGGCATGATCTTCGGCGGCCCGGGCGGCGGCGCGATCGGATCGTCGATCGGTTCGCAGATCGGGAGCAGCTGGTTCTAAGGAGTCAACATGGCAACCATCGGTCGCAACCCTGACACCACCCGCAACGAGCTGGCCGCCGGTCAGGCAGCCACGCAGGTGCAGGAGGCGCAGAAGACCAACCTGCAGCTCGGTGAGGCGCAGCAGCAGCGCCAGGCGCAGGCCTTCCACGAAGGCGACGTGCTGCGCGAACAGAATCGCGCCAGCACCGCGCAGGAGTCGTTGCAGCAACAGCACCTGCAGGAGCAGTCGCGCAGCAACCGCATGCAGGAGGCAACCCAGAGCGACGAGCAGGACATCCAGCTCGCCGACAAGGGCCTCGAGCGCCAAGGGCAGTCGCGCGCCGACCGACTCCGTCAGGAGATGCAGCAAGGGCGGCAGCAGGCGCAGATGGACAAGCCGCTCGAGATCGCCAGCCCGAGCAAGGCGACGGTCGCTCAGACCCCAGAGCGCCAGTCCAACGACCAGGCGAAGCGCGCCACCGATGAGCTCAACGCGCGCGCGAAGTTCAACAACTCGGTGCGACTTCTGCAGCAGGCCCGCCTCACCGGCAACCAAGACGCGGCGAAGGAAGCCGGCCATAACGCGGAGCAGTACATCGAATCGGCGCAGCGCCTGCTGACCAACTTCAAGTCGGCCAAGGCGGATGACACGGATTGGGCCGACGTGGCACGGCTCGCTACGAAGTTCGGTGAGCAGCACCCAGACCCCGCGCTGCAGGCCGACATCGACAGCAAGACGTTCAGCCCGCGCGTCAGCGACTTCCTGCGCGCGAACGTCGATCAGTGGGCGCTGCGCTACATCGCCGGAACCGGCGACATGCCCAACGGGCACCTGGTCGATCTCGCGTCGCCGATGATGGGCGCGCTCACGCAGTCGGCGGAAAAGGTCGCGGCCTACCTGCGCCAGGCGGACGCAACGACCGGTGGCGCCTTCTCGGCCGGCATGAAGATCACGTCGGAGGCGGACCGGCACCGTATCGTGCGGAAGATGGCCGCCGAGCAGCTGATGCTCTTCGGGCAACAGCAGCAGCAGTCCCAGCAGCAAGGCGCCGGCGGCGACATGCCGATCCCGTCGCAAGGAGGGCCCAGTGCTAGACCTCAATCCAGCGGAGCCGCAGTCGAGAACCCCGGCGGCGGGCCCCCTCTCCTCCCCGACGCCGCCACCAACCTCCGCGCTGCCGAGCGAGGACGATCCACAGGAGCCGCAACCCCAGCAACCCCAGGGCGGTCCTCGCGCGATCGGGTCGCCGAGTACGGACTTGGCGGCGGAGGGAAACGGTGACGTCCTCACCTACCGCGTCGTTCGCTCGCTGACGCGGAAGATCGACCAGGCCTTCAAGTCGAACGACCTCCCCACGGCCGACAGGCTGATGGGCGATCAGCGGAGTCTCGTTCTGCAGCGCCTGATGTCCGAGGAGATCCCGGACGGGCAACCGCGCATCACCAGCGCGGCCACGACCGCGGCGCATCCCGAGGTGCAGCTGCAGGCGGCGGCGCTGCAGATCGCGCGCCGGCAGATGGTGGTGCCGCAACTGCTGCAGGAACACGGATGGGGCGAGATCGAGACCTACGCCAACTCGATCGTGCAGCGCTACAAGGACCACAACAAGGCCAACCGGGTGATGCCACAGCCGGGCATGAGCGAGGAGGAGCTCGCCCAGCTGTCCCAGCAGTTCGAGCCGGTGCGCGTGGATCCGAACGAGATCGCGACGCTGCGTCAACGCATCGTGAAGCTCGACAACGCGATGAAGGCGCAGGTCGGCACGTCGGTGTTCAATGACCCGCGCACCTCTCGCATCGCGCGCATGCTGAACGCGGAGGCCGGGCCAGGCACGCCTGGCTACCTGCAGAGCAAACCGCAGGACATCCTCGCCCAGATGCCGCTGCACGAGCGCGCGCTCATGCCGGTGCGCGAGGCCGCCGAGTCGTTCGCCGACGCGATGATGGGAGTCGGTGCCGGCGTCGCCAGCACACTCGAGCGCCTCGGTGTGCTGTCGCTGGACGGTCTGACCCAGGGCAAGACAGCGGCCTACTACAACCAGCCGACGTCGTGGGTGCAGGACCAGGACGGCAGCTGGTACCACAACGGCGGCAAGGTCGGCGCGGCCGAGGGGATGGCAGCGCTGTGGTACTCGCTGACCGGCAACCTGATCGACCAGGAGATGGCCGAGCACGCCGACGTTCGCGCGACCGCGCGCATGCGTGCCTCGGGCATCGAGGGCCTGGCGATGGACACCGGGCACGTGCTGGGGTCGCTGCTGCCGTTCGCGAGCCTCGGCGGTGGCGCCATGGCGGCGGGTTCGAACCTGATGCTCAAGGGGCTCGGCTGGTTGGCCACCGGTGGTCGCGCGGCGGCGAACCTCGAGAAGGCCGCCACGATGGTGCAGGTCCTGTCGCCGGCAGCGCGCCTCACCGGCGCCGCGGGCGGGCTCGGCGCCTACGAGGCCATGGCCAACGGCCACATCGAGGGTTACGGCGCCGCGTTCTTGCAGGGCGCCGCGCAGGCCCCGGTTCTGATGACGCTCGGGGCCATGGGCAAGGGCGTGGAGCGCCTGCTGGGGCGCACGACCGGCATGCCCGAGACGATGGCGCGCACGCTCGCCGGGGCGGCGGAGGGCGCTGGGTTCGCCGGCATCGACCCCCACACCTGGGACCTGGCGTGGGACTTCATCCGCAACCCGAACGAGGACACCCGGGCGGCGCTGTTTCGCCAGACCGTCAGCAACATGGCGGCGATGGCGATGATGAAGCTGGCCGGCGGCCGCTCGCCGGGCGAGCAGGCGCTGCCGGAGCGCGCAAAGGCAGAGGAGGGCGAGGGCGCCGCGCGCACGGCGGCCGGTGCCGGCGTGGACGCCCAGACCTACCAGCGCTACGGCGACCTGATGCGGCGCGCCGAAGTGCTGGCCGGGAAGCAACCGGAGGCGGCCCAGGAACACCTGGAGCAGGCCCAGGCGGCGGAGGGCGAGCTGCGGACGCAGGCGGCAGGGATCGACAGACCGCCGCAGGAGCAACTCCAGGCCGGCCAGGAGGCCCGTGAGCGACTGCACGAGGCTCGCGGCGCCGAGGAGGGCCCGGCCAAGTACGAGGCCCTGGGGCGCTTCCTGACCGGCGAGAAGGCCCCTGCGCCGCCCGAGCCCGACGTGTTCAGCGAGGAGTTCCGGCAGCAGTTGCGGGCGCTGCAGGCGCAACCGAGCAGCCCGGAGAAGAGCGCCCAGATCAAGGCGCTCCAGGCGCGCATGAAAGGCGAGATGCCCCGGATGGCGCGCGGCGCGGCCGAGGCGATCGTCGAGCCTGGCGCCGAGCAGGTCCGGGAGGTCTTCCGTGGCTCCAAGGTCGTGCACCAGCTGCTCGGCAAGGAGGACGTCGCGCTCAGCCCGGAGCAGCGCATGCTGATGGCGTCGCGCTCGGCCGGGGAGGAGAGCAAGGAGAAGCGCGCTGCCGCACAGGCCATGGAAGCCGAGGTGGCGCGCGAGACGTTCCTCGAGGAAGGCCCGGACCCGCTCGAGTCGCCGCGGTTCCGCGACTTGCCGCCCGACCTGCAGCGCGAGCTCGCCGCCGCCCCCGACGCACGCGGGCGCCGCGAGGTCCTGGCGGACTGGAAGCCGTCCAGCCAGGTGACCGAGGAGGAGCTGCAGGCGCTGGGCGCCGAGCCGCCGGTACTGGAAAAGCAGTACGAATCCAGTACCGAAACAGTACCCGAAGCGGTCCGTCGCGAGCCGTCGCCGCCCGGATCAGGCACGCCGGCGTCGCTGCGCATGCGGCCGCAACTAGAGCTCGAGGGTGTGCCCGGCACCGAGCCGATCCGCGAGTCCGACATCCTGCGCGAGATGCAGGGCTTCGAGGGCGACAAGGTGCGCCCCGCGCTGCACTGGGGCATCGGCATCCGCGGCCGCTACAGCACCAAGGGCATGCTCGCCTTCTACGACCGCTTTCGGCACGCCATGCGGATGCCCGAGGGCGAGACCGGCATCAACGTCATCCTCGGCGCGCACGAGTGGTCGCACGCGATGGAGGGCGCCGTGGTCGGCCCGCGCGGCGCCGGCATGCTCAAGCTCGGCCTCACGAAGGAGGAGGCGGCGCAGTTCGGTCGCGCGGCGGCTGAGTACTACCCCGGCTTCGCCGATCTGCCGAAGAACAGCCAGCGCAGCGAGGCGTGGGCGGAGTTCTGGGCACGGTGGATGCTCGACGATCCGATCCTGCAGAAGGAGACCGGCGCCGCCTACGACAAGGCGATGCAGTGGCTCGCCAAGGACCCGACGCTGCTCCGGCAGATGCAGCGGATCCAGGGCGCGCTGCGCCAATGGCGCGACATCGGCGCGACGAAGCGTGTCGCCAGCACGGTGCAGTTCATCGAGGACCAGGAGAGCGCGCAGCAACTCCAGGCTCGCGGGGTGATGACGGACACGACGCCGGCGCGGGCGCAGGCGGCGCTGAGGCAGGCCTGGCGCGCGATGCAGACCCAGGTCGTGCACGACACGCTGGGGCTCGAGCGCGCGCAAGTGGAGGCGCTGACCAGCCAGGGCATGACGAAGGAGCAGGCGCGCGACACCATCCGCGAGGCGGGGCCGCTGGCCGATCCAGCGCGCGAGATCGACCTTCTGCAGCGCACCGCCCCGCGCATCGCCGAGCGGTTCATGGGCCACGGCACCGTGAGCCTGCTCGGTAAGGAGACTGGCGAGTCCTTCAAGGACATCTTCAACGACATCGGCGCCGAGCGTTGGCGCGACTTCACGACGTGGATGGTGGCCCAGCACTCTCTGGAGATCTCCGCCAAGGGCAAGACCACCAACGCACCGCTCGACGACCTGCTGCGCACCGTGACCGAGGTCGAGGACCGCTTCCCTGAGGTCCGCGGTTTCGCTGACCGGATCCGCGGCTTCTTCGACCGCGTGTTCGACTACGCGGTGGAAGGGGGCCTGTTCACGCGCGAGCAGGTGGAGAAGTTCAAGCGCGTGCAGCGCGACCCGGAGACGGGCGACATCACCGACAAGGGCTACCAGTACTACATCCCCTTCGATCGGGTGATGGAAGGTCCGCAACGCGCGCGCATCGCCAGCCTGCGCGGGCCCGAAGTCGGCTCGAGCGTTCGCCACCAGACCGGCAGCACGCACCAGGAGATCCAGGATCCGCGCGAGTCGGTCGAGCGCCTGGTCGGCCGCGTCATCACCGACGTGCACCGTGGCATGGCGATGAAGGCCCTGCTCAAGTTCGGCCTCGTGCACCAGAAGACCGGCGGCCTCGTGACCGAGGTCGCGCGCGATCGCATCCCGCGCCACGTGGCGATCGAGGAGGTGGTGAAAGCGCTGACCAACACGAAGAACCCGTCGGCCGAGCTCGTGGCGAAGACGATCCAGCAGATCATGGACTCGGGCGATGACCTCGGCGGCGCCATCACGCTGTGGGGCCAGGAGCGGGCGCCGAAGGGTGCACGACCCGTGGTCGCCTACACGCCACACTTCCAGCCTGGCGAGATCGCTAGTCTGCCGTCGCGGGAGGCCCGCCAGATCGCCGCGAACATGGACGGCAAGGTGCTGTGGCTCGAGGTCAATCAGGAGACCTTCGAACGGATGCGCGACCTGGGCACGCGACAGACTGTCATCGACGGGCTGCCGCCGTTCTGGCGCGGCGCGCTGACGCTGCCGGCGTCGCTCGGGCGCCTCGGCGGCACGGTGCTGAACCCGGTCTTCGCGCTCGCGCAGATCATCCCGGACTCGATCAACAAGTTCCTGTTCTCGGACCGGCCGATGCCGTTCGGCATCTTCTCGGCGCTTGGGCACTCGATCGCCGGCATGGTGGAAGTCGCCAAAGACGGCGAGACCGCGAAGCTGTGGCGCAACCTTGGCGGCGGTTTCGAGAGCACGTTCAGCGGCTCGGAGCTCACGGCCAGCAAGGGTTCCATGCAGCTGCTCGAGCGGGTGAGCTCAGCGCTGGCGCGCAAGTTGTCGATCGGCGAGCAAGGCCCACGCCTGGACGAGTTCAAGTACGTGCGCGACCAGGCGCTCGCGTCCGGCAAGTCGGAGCTCGAGGCGAACCAACTGGGCATGGAAGCGGCCCAGAAGATCACCGTGGACTTCGCGCGCGGCGGCACTGTCTCGCGCGCGGCCAACCAGATCATCGCCTACCTCAAAGCGCCCATCAACGCGACCGAGCAGGCGATGCGCATGTTCGGCGGCATCGAGGGCAAGGAGAAGCAGCAGCGCGCACTGATGCGCGGGTTCCTCGGCCTCGCAGCGCCGAGCATCGTGCTCTGGTGGCTGAACAAGGACGAGCCGTGGTACCAAGACCTGACCGAGCAGGATCGCGCCAGCTTCTGGTGGTTCAGGCTGCCCGGCATCGACGCGCCGTTCCGGATCCGCAAGCGCGAGCTCGGCATGCTGTTCGGTTCGACACCCGAGGCGCTGCTGGGACAGGCCGTCGAGAAGCACCCGCTCGAGGTGGGCGAGTTCGTGAAGAACCTCGCGCTGTCCTTCCTGCCGAGCAACATCGTGCCGAACATCGCGGCGCCGGAGCTCGAGTGGATGATGAATCGCAGCCTCTACTCCGGACGCCCGACCGTGCCGGACTGGATGCTGCAGGGGCGCGTGCCGGCCGAGCAGATGATGCCCTACACGCGCGAGCCCGCGGTGCTGCTCGGCCAGGTGTTGAACCTCTCGCCGGCGAAGATCGACCGGTTCCTGGACACGGCGAGTGGCGGTCTCTATGGCCGTGCCGTGGACATCACGACGGATGTGGCCACCCTCGGCGGCGCTGCCACGAAGGAGGGCTTCTCGGCAGGCAAGCTGCCGCTCGTCGGTCGCGCGTTCATGCGCGAGAACACGCGCAGTCGCGCAGTCGAAGACCTCTACGACCTGCAGCGCACTCTGCAGCAGCAGCACGGCAGCGGCCTGCTCGGCTACCGCGGACTGGAGAACCGGAACGTGGTCAACATCGCCGTGACCCGAATCGCCGAGCTTCACCGCAACCAGAGAGCGGGACGCCTCACCCGCGAACAGGCAGACCAACAGGTGCGAGAGATTGCGCAGCAGGCCATGGCCCGAGTCAACCGATGATCGCGCAGGCGACCATCACCGACATCTGGTCGCTCGTCGGCAACACCGTTGTCGGCGCGGCTGTGATCGTGACTCAGTTCCTGTTCCTGAAAGCCCTGCGTGCGGAACGCGCGGCTTGTGATCGAGATCGCGCTGCGGACCGAGAAGATAGGGCGGCCGCGCGGCGCGAGTACACCGAGTCCCTGCTAACCGTTGTGAAAGAGAGTCGATGCCGATGAAGACCATTCTGCTCGCCGTGCTGTTGCTGCTCACGAGCTGCACCAGCGTCCCCGCTCCTCAACAGGTCGCGCTGTTCCGCGCCGCGATCATCACCACGATCAACAGCTTCGCCGTGGCCGGCGCGATCAAAGAGGCCAAGCGTCAGGAGCTGGTGCTGCTGGTGAACGCGGCGGGGGACTCGATGGAGGCGCTGCTGGCGGCGTTCCAGACGGTGAATCAGGCGGCGGTGCCACCGTTGCCTCCGCCGCCGGCGCCGGTGCACTGAGGTCCGCTAGCGTCACCGGGTCCTCGCGCAGATCGTAGAGCTTCCGCTTCCCCCTCGCTCCGCGCAGCGCGTAGGACCAGACTTCGAAGCGGCCGCCGAGCTCGAGCCAGCGGCGTAGGCGCGGCTCGGCGATCGCCTTCGCGCGCCGCGCCGCATGGTTGCCACCGCTGCCGCTGGTGACTTGGATGCCGAGGAAGGTGATCCCGGTCATCGCCACGATGTCGATGCATCCGAACAGGTCGCGCGTGACGAAGCAATGCGGGATCCGCTGCTCCACCTTGTCGGCATCCCATCCACGAGCACGGCACTCGGCGAGCGCCATGCTGGTCACCGGTATCGCCTTCTTGCGCTTCTTCTTCACTCCGTCGGCCGGCGCCCCGACATCACTGCTCGCTCGAGATCGGTCAGGTCCCATTCGGCCAGCACAACGTAGAGGGAGCCGCCGAGATGTTGCAACAGGAACGGGTCACGGTCTGGCAACACGCGCGTCCGGTCCTGCCACTGTTCGACCTCCCACAACGTGAAGCAGCCGTACAGGGCCGGATTGCCGGCCGTCTCCAGAGCTTCGGGTGGCACCAACGGCACCATGGCGTAGCCGTCGTCCGGCGAAACGCCGCTCGGCAGCGGCACACGAAAGCGACGCCGCAGTGTGGCGCCGCCACGCGGGCGACCCCATGAGCTGGCATTGGCATCACTGCCGAACACGTCCTGGCCGCTGTTGCGCCAGTACCGGACCTCGCGCCGATCACTGCGTGCGATCGCCAGTCGCGGCCGGCCTTTCGCATCGCGCGGGCAGGCCTGCAGCGCGACCTCCACGTCGATCAGCCGACGACCCTTCGCCAGCTCCTCGTAGCCGGCGGCGATCGCTTCGAACTCGGCATCAGCTTTCCGGTGGAGTCGCTTGCGGTAGGCCCTGAGCCGTTCCTTCGCTTCCCCCACCGGCATCGTGATCGTCTGAGCATCCATCGGGAATCACTCCTTTCGGCCTTGCACCGCTGACGATGCCCCGCCGCGCCTTGGCGACGATCGCACGCGCCAGCTTCACCTTCACTTCGATAACATGGCGCTCACTCTCGATCAGGAGCTTGCGGTCGAGCTCGCTCTTGAGCTCCACCATGATCTGATCGAGCACCCACAGGCAGCGGCCGCGCTCGCGCACGGTCGCTTCTTCGATTTCACGCCGGCTCATCGCCGCCAGTTCGCCTCGCCTGGCTTCGCGGGCGGCCCGGCTGCCGCAACTGGCGCAGGAGCAGGGGCAGGAGCAGAAGAAGCCGCGGCGCCAGCAACACGGCCAACGGTCTTGAAGCCGCGGACCTCGTTGCTGGCGTCGTAGCCGTCCCTTGCCTCACGCTTCGTGAGTTTGATCTCCACCGGGAGCATGTGGAGCTCGCTCGTGTCGGCGACGCGCATCTTCCCGACCGCTCGGCAGAGCGCAGAGAACTGCGCGTTCGCGATGCGCACCGCCTCGGTGTTCGTGTTGCCGAGGTTCAGGTTCATCCAGACCTTGCGACCCGCCGCGGCGCCTTCGCGGATCTCGAACTCGAACCAGAGGTACCAGCCGTTGCCGGTCTTCGCGTTGCGCTTGTCGCTGTTGGTGATGTGCGCGATGTACTGGCCGGCGGGGAGAGCCTCGAAGCCGGCGTCGGGCTCGTAGGCGTTAGCGTCGAAGTCGATCTGAACCATGGTTACTTCGGTTGGGGTTGGGGTTTGTTGGTGAGTCGAGTTGCTTCCAGCAGGGGAAGGTTGGCTTCGGTCGGCACGTAGATGACCGACGTTTCGGCGTGCTCGAGGCCTTGCACCCAGAGGTAGCGCAGGTAGTCCTCGTTGCCGTGCAGGCTCTCGCCGATGATGCGGTTGGCTTCGGCGACGCCCTTGGCGCGCTCGATCTCGGCCTGCGCGAGCGCCTTCGCCGCCTCGTGCTTCGCCTCGGCTTCCTGCACGGCGATCTGTCGGTTCTGCGACGCGCGCTTGAGCTCCGCTTCGCCGGCGAGTCCCTGCTGCCACACGTTGTAGTGCGGCAGGGCCCAGCAGCTGCCGAGGACGCCGAGCAGGATCACCCAAACGATGATGGTGCCGATCAGCGCGCCCTTGGTGCTGTCGCTCACGGTTTCACCGCCGGCGTCATCAACGCCGCGACCACGCCAACCTGCGCGGCCGCGTTCATGCTGATCTCGCGCGGCGCTCCGTACCGGTTCTTCGCCATCCGACTCGGCAACTCGTCTTGCGCCAGCAACCGCTCGCCGGCGCCGACGCCGCGGACCTTGCCGTCCTGGCCCTTCGTGACGCTGGTCCGGTAGTGCGCGAAGGACAGCGCGTCGAGCCACTTCATGACGTGCAGCGCAGACCGCTCTTCGATGGCCATCTGATAGCGGTCGTAGCTCTCGACGTCGGGCGCCTCAAACCGCTTCACCTTGTCGTGACCGATCAGGATGACCGCCATGTTCTTCGCTTCGCGCAGCGAGTCGAGAGCCTCGAGGAAGGTGCGCATCTCGTCGGCCAACCGGTTCGCGCCCTTGCCGTAGCCGAAGTTCCCCTTGCCGAGCGCGAAGTCCTCCACCGTCTTGCCGTCCTGCCGCGCGATGTGCGCGATCATCAACGGCTCGAGCCCGTCCAGCGAGTCGAGCACGGCGGTCTGCCGGTCGTGCTCCTCGACGCGCAGCGCCATCACCCACTGCAGCACCTCCTCGTAGGTGCGGCAGAGCGGCGTGTGTTTCGGGGTCGGCTTGATCGTGCCGAGGCCTTCCTCGGTCAGGATGAAGACCGGATTCGGAGCGGTCGCTGCCAACGACGTCTTGCCGACGCCTGGCCGGCCGTAGATGCCGAGCCGGGGAGCTTCGCAGGCGCGCTCGCTGCGAAGGGACGCGAGGGAGATTGCCATCGGGACCGAGCACCGTAGCCATGGTGCAGATGTTACGCAACCCGTTTCCGCGAGAGGGTGCGAACCAGCGCTGCCGGCGTGATCTTGAGCTTCTTCGCCACGGTCGCCACGAGCGTGCTGCGGCGCTTGGGCGGCCCGCTGGTGCGCCAACGCCAGAGCGTATGCCGAGCCACCCCGGTGTCGGTCGCGAGCTGGTCGTACGAGAGGTAGCCGGCCGCGGAAAGGAGTGCGTCGAAAGCCTTGGAGGTCTTGCTAGCCATCGGCGGAGACGGTAACAAGTGTTACGCGCGTCGGCCAGCCGGGATCTGACGACTCCCCGACTTCTCCTAGTGCAAGGTGGCTGACCGGCGCGCTTCCCTCCCCATGGTTCCCGTCCCTGACAACACCCTGCTCGTCACCGCCGCCCTGTTCCAGCGGTCCCACGACACCCAGGAGGACTCCAGGCGCCTGCACCTCGGCGCATCCGAAGTCGGCGAGGAGTGCCTGCGCAAGGTGTGGTACTCGTTCCGCTGGGCCCAGAGGATCAAGCGCGAGGGGCGCATGGTGCGCCTGCTGCGCCGCGGCGACCAGGAGGAAAAGCAACTGCTGGATGACCTGCACGACCTCGGCTACGAGTTCGCGCTGCCGATACGCGCGTCGTTCGTCAACGGCCACTTCGGCGGCACGCCGGATGGCATCGTGCGCGGGATCCCCGAAGCGCCGGCGACCTGGCACATCCTCGAGCTCAAGACCTCGAACGACAGTCGCTGGACCGAGCTGGCGAAGAAGGGCGTCGAGCTGGCGTGTCCCGAGCACTACGCGCAGATGCAGGTCTACATGGTCGGCGCGAAGCTCGACCGCGCGCTCTACCTGGCGGTGAACAAGGACGACGACCGCATCTACGAAGAGCGCGTGCCGCTCAACCGGCTCGCCGCGCAGCGGTTCATCGACCGCGCCGAGCGCGGCATCCGCCGGCAGACGCTGCCCGAGCGCATCAGCAACAAGCAGGACTGGTACCAGTGCCGGCCCTGCAAGTGGAACAAGATCTGCTTCGAAGAGATGTTCCCCGATCGTCACTGCCGCACGTGCCTGCACGTGACGCCCGAGGTCGGCGGGCCGCAGGCGGTCGGCACACCCGACGTCGGGAAGACGCTAGTCCCCGGCGGCTGGTGGTGCAGCGTGCACAAGAGACATCTCACCGAGGGCGAGCAGAAGGCCGGATGTTCGCACCACCTGTTCCTGCCGTCGCTGTTGCACTGGTTCGAGCAGGTGGACGCGACTGAATCGACCGTGGTCTACCGCGCCAAGGATGGCATCACCACATGGACGGACGACGGACCATCATGAGAGCCGAAGACCGCGACCTATTCGTTCTCGTGCAGGACTTCCTGATGCTGCACGTGATCCAAGACGCAACGGCCGCCGCCCACCACCAGACGGCGGAGAAGCTCTACGCGACCATCCACCTCCGAGTCACGCGGCCGCGCCCGTTCCTCGAGCACTTCCTCCGCTGGCGCCACGGTCCGGAGAACGCAGTGCGCGACAACCCGCGCGCCGAGCTGATGGTGTACCAGGCGCTGTTTCCCGGACGCATGATCGACCTGCTGCTGGAGCTGACATGACAACGAACCTCAACCAAGAAGCCGTCGGCGAGGCGCCGGACGGCTACGAGATCCGCTGGCCGACCTTCCAAGTCTGGATGAAGCTCAAGAACGAACCGAGCTTCTACCGCGAGAGCCAAAGACAGAAAGAGCGACTCGTCGGCACCGTTACCGCTGTGATCGAACCAGATTCACAGGTCAGCATGTACCACGGTGAGAAGCCGGTGGTGCGCATCTCCTACGAGGCGCGCGCCGACGGCCGCAACTTCAAGGCGCGGTTCATGGGCACCGAAGAAGCGATCCGCTGGCTGATCGCAGAAAGCATGAGGGTCTCGTGATCGAAACCAAGTTCCTCGAGATCCGCGACCATGGCACCCTCGTGCCAGCGCTCGCGATCCGCATCGAGCACGATCCGCTTGCTGCGCTGCTCGTGTCCAACGCCACCGTCGGCGAGATCCGGGCCAACGCCATCATCGCGCGCGGCGGTTTCCACCGAGGGTCGGGCATCTACCTGATGCGTCTCTCCGACGCGCGTGCGCAGTGCGACCCCTACGAGTGGGTTCGCGATCGCACGCACGCGGCCGTGCACCATTGGCTCTACGACCACTGGGCCGAGGTCAGCAACGGCGACCTGCTCGACGTGCGCGTAATCCTCGGCGAAGCGACCGAGCCGGCGCCGACAGAGTTGCACCTGTGAAGGCCTCCTGGCACGGCCTGCTGTTCGAGTTCCGCACCGTGTCCTGCGGCGGCGGTCCTGGTTACCCGCCAGACTTCCAGATCGCGATCGAGTCGGTGAAGCTCGAGGACGAAGCCGAGTTCCGCGCGCTCCATCCGATTGGCACCGTCGAGGAGATCGACGCGAAACATGCAGATGAGATCGACGACTTCCTCTACCGCGAGGCGTGCCGTGAACCGCGAGACTACTAGATTCCCCTGCAAGTTCTGCGAGAAGGGCCATCTCGACGACGCCGGCGGCAGCTACGACCGCCAGGCTTGCGAGGCGCGCTGGTGCTCCAAGCGGATCCGCGAGATCGAGCTTCGGTTGCGCGAAGGGCCGCCAGATGACGAAGGACCGCTGCGGCGCGAGCTGCAACGGCTGCAGCGCCAGGAAGAAAGAGCGCGCTACGTGGGGGATTGATGGACACGCTCAACGCTTTTCAGACCGAGTACGGCCTGCTGTGGATCGACAACCACCTCAGATTGGTGCAGTTCGACGGTGCGCCCGAGGATGCAGGCATCGCGTGGGAGCAGTTCTGCCGCCACGTGCTGAAACTGCTCGAACCTCCGAAGCCTCCGAAGCCCAGCTGGATCGAGCGTCTGCGGCGCTTCCTCGGCGGTTGCTAGGGTGCGATCCAGAGCTCGATCGCAGCCGTCGTCAGCAACCCCGCGCGGTTCTGCTTCGGCGCCAGCAATCCCGCCTGGACGTACAGTCGCTGGTTCGCCGCCTTCGCCGCCGGTGTCCAGCGGAAGTCCCACCGACCCGGGCCCACCTTGAACCACACGCCGTCCACAACGGTGCCGCTGGGCGCGCCGGCCGGTAGCGCCGAGATCGCGGTCCATGCCACCATCAGCTTGCATCCCGGTGCGCCGGCGCCGTCCAGGTCGAACACCGGCGTCAGCAAGCGCGGGCCCGTGGTGACGAACAGCGTCACGTCGTCGCGCGGCTCGAGCCAGGTCGCCAGCAGCGAGAACGCCACCTCGTGCCCGACCCGCGGGTTCTGTGGCGGCAGCACGAAGATCGGCCGACCGCCGCGCGCCTGGCACACGGTGTCGGGCCAGATCAGCCGAGCACGCGACTGCAGCGCCGCGGCCGGCGCGATCGTCGCCATCTCGAGCTGGTTCACGAGGCGCGTGTTCTCGAGGATCGCCATCGGCGACGGTGGCAGTTCGGTGGCGCAGGTGGCGAACAGGAAGACCAGGAGCGCGGCGGCTCGTAGCATGTGCGCCGATGCTATCCGAGGAGGACCTGTCGATCCTGCGGACGGTGGCGCGACGCAAGGCCGGCCAGCTGTCGAGGCACTGCCAGGACCGCGAGGACCTCGAGCAGGAGGCTCTGCTGGCAGCGCTGCGCAAGCCCGAGTTCTCGACGAAGGCAGCCCGCTGGGGCGCCGGCGTGGCGGCGCGAAAGCAGCGTGCCGCTGCTCGGCCTCGGCCACCAGAGCGCCACTGGACGCTGCACCAGGAGCGCGGCCGCAGCGGTCAGTTCGTGCCGCGCGGGCAAGGCGCGGTGCGAGCGCTCGACGTGGAGGCGATCAAGTCCCTGCCGACGGTGCGCCAGGTGGTCGATGACCTCGTGCGTCGCGCGCTCGCTGCTTGCGACGGGAGCACTCGTCTCGCCGCCGCTGCGATCGGGATGGGGCACACGACCTTGACGCGGCGCCTGCGTTCCTGGCGCGCGCTCGGTCTCGACGCACCGCCACAACGAACAGCACAGGCCAGAGCACCAGCTGCAGCGCGTTCCAGTACGGAGTGAAGTCCATGCGACCTATTCTCGCCATCATCCCTTACACCGGCTCGGAGAAGTTAGTGCAGATGACGGCGGCCATGATCGCCGATCTCGCATCGACCGTGTTCCCTGGCGAGCTCGACATCAGCATCATGCCGGTCGCCAACGCGCCCTCGCGCGTGCTCACCTTCGAGGAGCGCGGCGGCAGCCCGTTCGATCTGGTGCTGCCCAAGAACCTCGGCTTCGGGCCCGGCATCAACGCAGCGATCGCCGCCCGCGAATGGCGTGGCGACGTACTGGTGCTGAACAACGATCTCGGGTTCCCGCAGAAGGAATGGCTCGCGCTGCTTCGCACCCAGCAAGCCGAGGACGAGAAAGAGGAGATGCGCTACATCTACGCGCCGCGCACGAACTGCACCGCGACGCCGGAGGCCTGCAAAGATGGGCCCGAGGACAAGCCCGCGCAGCGCGTGCGCCAGGTGTCCGCCTTCTGCTGGCTGGTGCCGGCGAAGATGCAGTTGCTGATGCGCGAGCGGAACAAAGGCGATCTGTTCCCGCGCGAGTTTCCGAACTACGGCAGCGACGACGCCGCGGCCGCGTGGGCGCGCAAGCTGTTCGGCAAGACGCCGTTCAAGGTGGTGCACCGCGCGTTCGTGAAGCACGCCAAGGGGCAGACGGCGAAGGAGACCGGTGATCGCCCCGGCGATCCGGCGGTGCTGAAACGGTTGCGCACCTACCTGCGCGGAAACGGATTGACGTAGCAGTGCACAAGCAAGTCCAAGAGTGGATCTCCTGGTGCCAGCAACGCTGGCCCGCAACCTTCACCGGCCGGCGCGTGCTCGAAGTCGGCAGCCGGGACATCAACGGCAACAACCGCAAGCACTTCATCGGCGGCAGCTATACCGGCCTCGACTGCCAGGCGGGACCGAACGTGGATCTAGTCGGGCTTGCACACGAAATAGAGTTGCCGCCAGCGTCCTTCGACACGGTGATCTCCACCGAGCTGCTCGAACACGACCCACACTGGCGCCTGACGTTGGCGGCCATGGTGCTTTGGTTGCGGCCCGGCGGCGCGCTGCTCATCACCTGTGCCACCCACGGGCGCGCGGAGCACGGGATGGGCGACGGCTATGGGCCGAGTCGCTCCTACTACCAGAATCTGGACGCTGAGCACCTAGTCAGCGTCTTCGGTTTCACCCGCTTCGATCTGATGGTGTTCTCGCTCGAACACAGCCACCACGACCTGCGTTTCTTCGGAGTCAAAGCCGCATGCTGATCTACTCGGCACACATCGAAGTCCCCGGCGCGCCCGTGCACGACCGGCCGCGATCCTTCTCGGTCGAGCCCGGCGTCAACGTGCTCGAGCTGCAGGGCAAGCAACCATCGCGCGAGGAGGCGCGCAAGAAGAGTCGCCAGGTGAAGATCCTCGATGGCCCTCCGGGCAGCGTCTACCCGGCGCTGTGGCTCGACGCGAGTCTGCGCCCGAAGCCTGGCCTGCTCGCGGCCGCACAGTCATGGCTCGCCGAGCACGACGTCGCGCTGTTCCATCATCCATTCCGGGACTGCGCGTACGAGGAGACCGACGAGTGTGTGCGCCGCAAGAAGCTCGACCCGCGACTGGCAAACGAGATCAAGAGCATGCTCGCGCTCAACGCGCTGCCGAAGCACTGGGGACTGTGGGCCACCGGTGCGATCGCCTGGAAGGGCGAATGCCGGCGGCTCCGCGACGCCTGGTGGCACTGGACGCAGGCGACCGGCTACCGCGACCAGATCGCGTTGCCGCTGGCGCTGCGCGAGAGCGGCTACCGCGAGCGCCTGCTCACCGTGCAGGAGAACATCTACGACTTCTTCGAGTGGACGCCGCACGGGCACAGCCAGGTGCACGCGGCGCCGAAGGGCTAGAACGGGATGTCGTCGTAGTTGCCGGGCAGGTACTGCTGCTTCGCCTTCTCCTCGGCCGCGAGCTTCATGCGTCGCGCGATCCGCTCGGCGCGCACCTGTTGTTCCTTCTCGGCGTCCAGGTACCAATGGTGCCCGAGCACGCGCCAGAAGTTGCCTTCCATGCCGACGCGGATCTTCTCCGGCATGCGCAACTCGTCCGCGCGCTCGAGAGCGTCGGCCACCGTTTCCGGGATCGGCACCTTCCCGCGCCGGCCCCACCACTGCGCTGCCTTCTGGCGCGCGTAGCCGGTGTGCTCGAGGCAGATCCATTCGTCCACCCACCCGTTCGCCGTGTGGTAGCTGACGATCATCGAGTCGGGCTTGTCCTGCTTCCGTGAGGTGTGGCGGCCGTAGACCATGCCCATGACCACGAGGTCCTCGGGCTCGACGATGACCGGTGCAGTGCCGGGCGTCGTGTCATGCGTCGCCACGGGCTTCGGCCAGGGCGTGTCGCAGTTCTCGCACTTGGCCGAGCGCACGACCTCCTGGTGCCCGCACGCGAAGCATAGGCGCGGAACCACCGGCTCGGACCGGCTGAGGCTGCCGTCGGCGCGACGCACGCGCGGACGCACCGCGTTGATCGGGCCGTGACGTTCGAAGTTGCCACCGAAGTCGAGCACGAGGCAGTCGCGCTTGCCCTCGGCGGTGCGCATGCCGCGGCCGCACATCTGCACGAGGAGTCCGGGCGAGCAGGTGGCGCGCAGCAGTGCGATCAGGTCGGTGCCCGGTGCGTTGAAGCCGGTCGTCAGCACGTTGGCGTTCACGAGGCAGCGCAACTCGCCGGCCTTGAAGGCGGCCACCATCTCGTCGCGCTGATCCTTCGGCGTGTCGCCGGCCACCATGCGCGCCTCGATGTGGTGCTCCTCGTTCAGCCGGCAGGCGATGTCGAAGCCGTGGTCAACGCCGGCGGCGAACACCAGCCAGAACCGACGTCGCGCGCCGAGCCGGGTCAGCTCGTGCAGCGACTGGCTCACGACGTCGAGCGCCGCTTTCTCGAGCTCGCCGGCGGCGAACTCGCCAGCACGGATCGGCACCGAGTCGGTGTTGATGACCGCTTCGTCGCCCACCGCTTGACTCACGAGGTTGCACAGAAAGCCCTGCCGGATCAACTGCAGCAGGTCGATGTCGTAGGCGATGTCGGTGAAGATGCCGCCCGGATCGGTGAGACGGCCGCTGTCGGTGCGAAACGGTGTGGCGGTGAAGCCGATGACCTTGAGCTTCGGGTTCGTCTTCTGCAGGTCGCCGAGCAGTGTGCGATACATGCCCTCGCCCGAGTGCGGCACCAGGTGTGCTTCGTCCACCAGTACCAGGTCCACGTGCCCGAGCTTCTCGGCCTGGTCGTAGAGCGACTGGATGCCGCCGAAGGTGATCGGCCGCACCTGGCGCAGACCCAGGCCCGCCGAGTAGATGCCGACCGGCGCTTCGGGCCACAGCGTGCGCAGCTCGTCGGCATTCTGTTGCACCAGCTCGCGTACGTGCGTGAGCATCAGGATGACGGTGGTGGGCCAGCTGGCGAACACGCGCCGGCAGAACTCGGCGATCATCAGGCTCTTGCCCGAGCCTGTCGGCGCGACGATGACCGGGTTGCCGCGAGCTCGCGCGAAGTAGGCGTCGAGCCCGGCGAGCGCGGCTTCCTGGTAGGGACGCAGTTGCAGCATCAGCGGCGAAGCCTCCACAGCAGCGCGCGCAATCGCGCCTGCTGGCGGCGGAGCCAGGCGGCCGAGGCGGCGTAGCTGCGGCGCAGGATGAACTTCACTGTGGCCACAGCGGCAGCTTGTCGAGCCCGGCCTGGTGCCGAGCCACCATCACCTTGCGCAGCTGCTCGCGCAGCAACTCCTCGGCGCATTGCTCGATCGTGTGCCCGTGAAACCCGGTATTCACCAGCTGTAGCAGGTAGGCCCACATGGGGGGAGTGATCTCGATGGTGAGCATCGAGCGGCGGCGCTTCTTCATTGGGGCCACACTCCGTCGCGGTGCCGCTCGAGCACCTGGATCAGCCGGTTGATCTCGAGGCGTGACTTGATGCGCATGATGACCTCGGCGCCGTCGAGCGAGCCCGCAAGGTGCAGCACCAGGTGCACCTGCTCGACCTTGCCCTTGCCATCCTTCTCCGGAGTCCACTCGCACACCGAGTAGCCGCGCACCGGCAGCTTCACCGGGATGTCCTCGAGGTTGCGCGGGTTGGGTTCTGGCGGCGGAATCGGATGCGCCTTGCGCGGGTCTTCGGCCATGGGCACGCCAGCGTGCCGCGCGGTCGCCAATGGTGCAAGTGTCCCACTGGCGATCGCCAGCGTCGCTTTTGCACCACCACTGCCGGTAGCGGCGCGCGCGAAGGCGACCCACAAGACCGGGCCAGAAAAGGCACCGCCGCTGCTGGCTTGCGAGCAGCAGCGGCGGTACTGGGAGGAGCGCGGGCTCGTGGATCCGCGCTGCCTTTGGGGCAACGTAGCCGCGATGCCATCGCAGGCAAGGTCGAGCTCCACAATGGCACAGAACCCGCTGCTCGAGGCGGCTCTCGGTTACGCGGCGCGCGGTTGGCCAGTCCTCCCGCTTCACACCTGGGTCGGGCGGTGCAGTTGCGGCGACGGCCAGTGCAGCTCGCCGGCGAAACACCCCCGCACCCCGCACGGGCTGCAGGACGCGAGCACCGATCCGGCCGTGCTCGAGGAGTGGTGGCGGCGCTGGCCGGACTCGAACGTCGGGGTGCGCTGCGACCTGCTGTGCGTGCTCGACCTCGACGGGCCAGGTGCGGCGATCGCACTGCAGGAACACGAGCTCGACCCCGACCTGCACGGCTGCACGACGCAGACCGGGGTCGGCCGGCACCTGCTGTTCCGAGCCCACCCCGCAGCGCGGCCGCGCACCAAGGTGCTGCCCGACGTGGACATCCGGGCCGGGGCCGGGTCCTACATCGTGGCGCCCCCCTCGGTGCACTGGACGGGAGCGGTCTACGAATGGAAGCAGGAAGGCGAGCCGCCGCCGCTGCCGTTTGCGATCAGGGGGGTACTCGGGCTGACAGAGCCAGGACCGAGATCGGAGCCGGTACGCGATCCTGGGCCGTCGGCGACAGCGTCGAACGGCTCGCATCCGGTTGCGCCGGAGCGTGGCGGCAGCGGCGTCGCAGCGGCGTTGGCCGAGGCCCAGGCCCGCGGGTTGCTCGGCGTGAGCGAGGGCGGGCGGCACGACACCCTGCTGCGCCTGGTCGGCCGGCAGCTGGCCACCGGGCTGATGGACCTGCCCGAGCTCCTGGCATGGGCGCTGACCTGGGCGAGCTCGTGCACCCCGCCCTACCCGCGCGAGCAGGCACTGCGCGACGCGCACGACGTCTGGCAGCGGCACGCGGCGCAGCACGGCGGCGACCCGACCTTCGATTACGGCGAGGGGCAGGTGGCGGCAGCACCACCGGAACCGCTGCTCGTCCAGCGCTGGGGCGCCGTCGACGTCGGCACGCTGCTGAGCTCGACGCCAGCCGCCCAGCACTGGTTGCTCCGGCACCGCACCAAGGACGACCGGCCATGCCCGCCAGGCCAGGGCGACGGCATGCTCGAGTGCGGATCGACCGGGGTGCTCTCAGCTGCGGGAGGCTCGGGCAAGTCCATGCTGTTCCTACAGTTGGCGGTGTCGATCATCACCGGGCGGGACTGGGTTGGGTTCGCTGGTACCGAATACCGCCAGCGCGGTCGCGTGTGCTACCTGGCCGGCGAGGACAAGCCCGAGAGCCTGCACCGACGCCTGCTCGCCGTCGTCGACGGGCTCGGCCTCACCGGTGAAGAGCAGGAGCTGCTCTCGCGCGAGTTGCGCATCGTGTCGCTCGCCGGCGCCCCGGTGCGGCTGTTCGACCTGGACCTGGCGGGCAACCTGCGGCCGGCCAGCGCCTACACCGATCTGCTGCGCCTGCTGAGCCAGGACGGCGACGGCAAGTGGGCCGCGGTCATGCTCGACCCAGCGGCGCGGTTGTGCGGGGCCAAGATCGAGCTCGACAACGACCTGGCCACTGCGTGCGTCGAGCACCTCGAGCGACTCGGCGCCGAGGCTGGCGGAGCGGCCACCCTGCTCGCCACCCACGTCAGCAAGGCAACCAGACTCGCCAAGCAGTCGCACGCCCGCGGGGTGTCCGGGCTCGGCGACGCCGCCCGCTGGCACCTCGGGCTCGTGAGCGACGTCCTCGAGTTCCACAAGGCGAACGAGTGCCGGCCATGGACGTCAGTCAGCCTGCGCCGACAGGGGCGCGTGTTCTTCCGCGGCGCCGAATCAGATGCAGATGCCCCGGTCGCCCTCACCTCGGGCATGGCGCGCGTCGTCCAGGGCCTGCGCGCCATGGGCGGCCGTGCGGCCAGCACGAACAGCCTGGCGACCCAGGTCGCCGGCAACCGCAACCAGGTGCTGGCGTGGATCGCCGAGGCAGCTGCCAGAGGGTCGATCGTGCTGCACAAGGGGCACGGCGGAAGTCGCGGCTACACGCTGCCCGCGATTGATACTGAGCCCCCGAAACCGGTCTCCTGAGGTACCAGTGTCGTGGTGGTGATGCGCCCCCCGTACCCCCACTGGTATTGATACCAGTGGGGGGCACGTGGTACCCGGCGAAAAAAAGATACCGGTTGATACCAGGTACCAGTGAGTGAAAACCCGGCCCCGCGCCAGCTGTGCCCGCGAACGAGATGGTCGCGGCAGGCGCGGAGCCGGTGGCCGGGTTACGCGCCCGGCCGGAAGGTCAGTTCCGGTCCCGCCATCCGGCCCGCATGCGGTCGAACGCCGCCTGCGTGGTCAGGTGCAGCTCGACCGTCGCCCGCGCGAAGGCGCAACCGATGTCCGGGTCGCCCGCCTGCAGCGCGCCGATCGCCACCCAGCGCGCCAGCACGGCGATCAGCGCCCGTCGGGCATCGTCGTGCCCGGCCGAGCCGCTGAGCGCCGCGCCGATCCGCTCGCACAGCTCGGCGACGTCCTTGGGAGTGCTCATGGCTGCAGGGCCCGGATGCGGAGCACGCTGATCGTGGCCGCCAGGATGCTCTCCACGCGCGCCCCGTTCAGCTCCGCCTCGCGCCGCACCCACCACGCCATCACCTCGATCAGCGCCGCCGTGCCGCCCGTGGTGTCCTCCGGGCACTGGTCAGCCAGCAGGATCGCCAGCGCGTGCGCCAGCGGTCGCGCCTCGGGCTGCAGGGCCGGCTCGAAGGGGATCATCAGTTGCCCTCCGGCGGCGGCTGCCGCTTCCGTGCCCGCTCAGTGTGCGCGCCGGTCTCTTCGTCCAGGGCGCTGATGCCCGCCTTCGCCGCTGCCGTGCGCATGGCGTCCTGCAACTGGACCACCTGGTCGCCCAGCGTGTCCACTAGTTCGCGGGTCACCATCACCACCAGCCAGCGCTCGTCGGAGCTACCGAACGAGAGCAGCGCCGCATGTTCGTTGTGCTCGGCGAGGAACCGCAGGAGCGGCCCTAGATTCTCATGCGCCACCTTGCGCAGGTGGTCGGCGAGGGCCTGGGTCGCGCGGCGGACCTCTTCGCTGGGATCAACCATGGTCGCCGCCTCCTCCTGGCAGGTGCGCCCAGCATCGCGGGTCGACGATCTCGCCGGCCTTGTCGAACCTCATGCAATCATGCGCCGGGCGGCCGCACACGGTGCAGCGCTCGCTCGGCAGCATCGGCTCAGGTGTCACCAGCGCCCGCGCGCCGCGGATCGCCAGCGCGATGCGGCGCCGGCGCCCGGGGCCATGGGGCGCGTCGAACGCGGTGACCAGCTCGGCCAGCGCGCGCTCGAGCAGCTGTTCGGTGCCGCGGCGGGTCACGAGCCACCTCCGCCGTACGGCATCACCACGCCGAACGAGGCATCACCTGCCGTGCCCGCTTCGAACACCGGCACGATGCGCGCCGGGCAGGCGTCGCCGTGGTACTCGATGGTGATCGCCTTGGCGCCAAGCCCGCGCTGCAACGCCACCAGCAGCTCGGCGTCGAACGTCGCGGTGCCCTCCGGCTTGCCCTTCGGCACGATGCCCTCTACGTCGGGGAACCGCTTGTCGAGCAACGGGAACGTCGTGCACGTGCCGTCCGGCGCCGTCACCGTGGCGCCCTCGTTCAGGTGCACTTTCGCCCATTGCAGCGCGCCCTTCGGTGCCGCCTTGCGCGCCGCCTTCGCTGCCGCCGCCGGGTAGGCGCGACCTGGCACAAGCGCGTCGTCGCCGTCGCACTCGCCAACGATCAGCAGCAGGGCATGGCCGTCCGTCGATGCCAGGAAGCGCCGGCCGTTCAGTTCCACCACGCCGAACCCGGTCACGCAATACCGGGTGTCGGTGCGCGCCGCCACGGCCACGGGATCCTTTGCCTTGTCGAACCTCATGGCGCACCGTCCTTCGGCGCTTCCCGCCACCCGTCGTACGGCACCTCGCTGCGCCGGATGCGCTCGCCGGTCGGCAGCGGGTACTCGCACGCGCGCACCGTCACCAGCGCACGCTTGCCGACCAGATCGTCCGGCTCGACACTCGCGCGCCCCGGCCCCTTCACCGTGCCCAGCGCCACCAGCACCATGCGGGCCCGCGCGCGGCCGCGGTTGCTGAACACCAGCGAGTCCCAGCAGGCATGCTTGCCCACGTGCTCGCCCTCGAGCACCGTGCACCGCAGCGCCCAGCGTTCGTCACTCGCGCGCGTGGTGCCGGTGCGCACCTCGGACACGGTGCAAAGGTAGACGCCGTCGGGCACCGTGGTGAAGTCGGTCACGGGCGCAGGGGGCAGGGGCAGCAACTCGCCGCCATCGGGTGCTAACTCGGTCATGTGATCTCTCCGATCAGTTTCACCAGCTTGTCAGCCAGTGCGCTCCGCGGATCGAGCATGGGAAAGTAACTGTGACCGCCCTCCGTGTCCGCATCGAAGGCGTCCACAATGCGCCAAGCCTCATGTTCGGCGAGGATGTTCTCACCGACGTCGAGGCCGGCCAAGGCCTCCGCCCAGCAATACCTATTGCCGACGAAGGCGATTGTCTCGATTTCCTGCTCTGTCAGGGTGAGCCGGTAGGTCATGGTGCACCGTAGACCCGCGTCGCCTCCTCGGCGAAGCTGTAGAAGCGCTCGCTGCCGAGCACCACGTGGTCGAGCATCTCCACGCCCAGCAGCTGACCTGCCTGCCGCAAGCGCTCCGTGACCATGCGATCCTCCGCGCTCGGCGCTGGGTCGCCGCTCGGGTGATTGTGCGCCACCACGATGCGCACGGCGCCCAGCATCAACGCCGGCCCGTAGACTTCGCGCGGATGCACCGTCGTGACTTCGGCCGTGCCGACGCTCACGCGATGCACGGCCAACGGCCGATGCCGGCTGTCCAGGTAGATCGCACAGAACACCTCGCGCGGTTCGTCGCCAATGAAGGCCCGCGCCAACGCCGCCACACCGTCAGGCCCGCGTAACGTGTAAGGCTGGTCACTGCGCTCGCGAACCAGCGAAAGGCGCACGCTGCGCCACGTGCGGAGGGCAGTCATCGCCAGTCCTCCCCGAACTTCGGCCACGGACGGGGCAGGGCCGTCTCCCCGCGCCCGCGCATGTGGAGCTGCAACACGAACCATTCATCGGTGGCGACGAAGGTCAGGCCGGGATCGTCGTCGACCTGCGCCAGCACCCACGGCACCCCGTGGTCCTGCGCCCACCGCGTGAGCATGCGCAAGCAGCGCGCCGTCACCTCCGGGTAGCCCGCGCGCGCCAGCGCCACCGCAACGCACGCCGCATCGTGAACGTGGATCATGAGGTTCAGTCCTCCACGCAGGCGGCCGCATCGTCCGGGCACCCCATCAACCGCACCCGCACGTTCCCCGGCAGCAGGAACAGCCACTCGAACAGCCACTCATCCGTCAACTCCACGCAATCCAGGCAGAGCCGATAGAGCACCGACCAACGGTGCGGGGTGAACGGGAGACGTAACGCGCCAGCGCGATCATGTTGGGTGAGCATGCGGGAACAGCCTATCACACGATGGTGCACTTGCACCATGCGGTGGCGAGGGGGCGGGCAGTACGAAGGACCGGGCTGTCGGTGGGCCCCGGCGCGATCGCACCTCGCGCGCCAGGTTGCGACAGGTCGTCGAGGTTTCGGGCAGGTCGTCGAGGTCGGCAGCTGGGCGGTTGGAGGCAGGTGGTTCCCGGTTCCCAAGGGGGCGGGGATCGGCACCGGATGG